TCGCAATCATAACATGACCCACGTGCCAATGGCCATTCTTATGGCAGACGACGTACAGACACGCTCTGATATGATGATTGGCGGAGTACACAACGAGTTGAATTATTTGACATTGCAGGCGTTGTCAACAGGCTCTATCAAAGAGTTTTCTGTAGACGGTATCAAGCATGACTACAAGTTCCCTATTGCGGACAGCCACTTTGTTAAAGCCAGCAAAGAGTGGTTCAAAGTTGTGAGTGGTAAGGTTCAGGCTGACGATACAGCAGACCCCGTTCAGGACATGCTTGACGCACAGAAGTATCTTACAGACTCTCTACGCTTAAATGTGGACCATTGGAAGATTTCAAAAGAGTTGTTTGACCGCTTGATGCTCCACCCTGTAGTAATCAAGTATTGCACAGGTAAGATGAATTACTTTAAGCCAGAGAATGTCAAACTCTCTAACAACGAAATTCTGACCGCATTGCACGACATGGGCGTGTGGATGTTTGATGTTATAGACTACAAGTCTGCGCATGAAGAGGACGGTTTTTCTGTTCCAGATTCTCCAGCTTTTGACGAGCATAACCTCGTTGCTTGCAGTTCTAACATTGTCCCATTCGAAATGAAGTGTACCAACTCTATCTATCTTGATAGACTTGCCTATGGCGGTGTTTCTCTGTCAGACAGCTATCATTTAGTGGAGGATCGCATTATGGTTCAAAACACTTGGCAAGAGCGTCCAGTGAAGAACATTGTTGATTGTGAGCTATATGCTTCTCCTGTATTCAACAATATTCGCGAGATTGCCTACTTGACCGCGTGGAAAGGTTAATCAGAAGTGAATTATGCCGACTGTTTTTACAATAGAGCAATATCTTAAAGGCAAAGTCAGGAACATTAACGTTCCTGACGAAGCCTTGCTTTCTATTCTCGCAGAGAACGACATAAATTGTTGTACTGCTTATGTTGACCTTACGCAAAAACAGAGAGATTTAGCATTGGCTGGTCTATATGTCTGGGTTGCCCTGTCTCCTACAACTTCCCAAAAAGTAAGTGACAAAGATGCAGATTGGGAACATAGTGAGGGTGGAGAAACGATGTCGGCTAATGTGCTTAATAGGTTTTTGCGCATGGCAAATGAAATCTACGCGAAATATCAAATACCCACTGTTGGAGAAAACAAGTGGGGGTTTGTAGGAAGGGGATTTCACAATATACGTTCTAACGGAGGAAGAGGAAGGAATTTGTAATGTCTGTTAATAATCCAAGATTTCCACACTCATGCGAAATAATACGCTTCGCAAAATCAGAAGACCCAATGTCAGACGAGGAAACGGGCGTTGTTATTTATAAAGGGTCTTGCAGAGGCTATAGCAAGCTCACCACGTCAGTCAGCGGAGAAGTTTTGTCCTCTTATAGGGGTCTCGCGTTGCCTTTAAAACAGGACGAATGGACGAGCGACACTATCCCCCAAGAGGGAGACAAGATAGTTTTAGACAAAGGTTCTTATAAGGAGTATGGGGAGGTTATCGACAGAATGCCTGGGAATTTAGGTACACATTTACTTTGGAGATATGTTAGAAATTGATAACATCATCAAATCAGCTTTTTCTGAGTTTAAGACAGACATAGAACATAGCATTGAGCAGAACTGCAAGACTTTCTGTAGAAACCTTTTGACGGAGGCTATCAAAAATCGTGAAACAGCCCCCCGCAAACATGACTTTACAGGAAACTTTCTTAATAGCATTGTTGTGTGCCTATACAAAAACGGTAATCCTATCGTAGGCTATTTCGCATCAGATAACACAAGCTCTGCCACTGTTGAAAAGATGAGTTTCCCTAAGAAGTATCGTTTCAAGAAAGATTACGAGGGGGTGGCAAGTCATTATGTTCCAAGCATTAAGACAGATGAGGGCCTTGGTGCTTATGACGCGAAAATGTTTTTTGCCTCCTACCGTCCTGACGGAAACAATATGTTTGATATTGTGGTAGCTTACCCTGTAGAATACGCAGAGTTTATTGAAATGAAGCGTGGTACAGCAGGATTTATGCAGACTTTGCAATATGCAGACAGAACAGGTATAACATTCTTACAGATTTAGAGATATGCCAAAACCGACAATGTACAACATATTTAACTCTCTTGTTTCTGCTGCAAAAACTACAGGAATAGAAAGTATCTATCTGTCAAATCGCCCAAAAGTTGCTAAAGAAATCTCCGAGTTTGTTGTTATAGACCTTCCAACGGAGCAATATCGAGCAGTAAAAGGCAATGATGACTTCATTGTAAGAACTGACGGTGTTTTCTACATCGGCGTAAAGGCAAAATCGGATAACACTCCTAATATCCTCAAGCAATCGGAACTGGTACAGAAATTCATGGATATTTTTCCTATTGAAGACGATTTCATAGTTGCTTATGGTCCAAGAATATTGGTAAGAGGCGATGACAAGGCAGGCTTTCAGATAACAACCATTTCATTTAACATCCGCACAAAAATCAATTCATACAAACTTTAAAAATTAATATTATGGCATTTAAGAAGAAAATAGACATGCAGGGTGATGTCTTTAGTGGCATATCCAGCGTATTTGCTGTAAAGGGCGGAATTGCAACCGCAGCAGGTAGTGGTAGCACAGGCACGGCCGCAACCCTTGCCGATGGTGACATGCTCGAGTTCCCTGTTTCGCAAGATTCGGGTTTTAATTTTGGCACAGGCGCTCCAAGTGTTAATCACTTTAAAATTCATGGCATGAATGCCGACTGGGTAAACACTTTTACTCCTGGTGACGGTGAAGTGAAGCTGGAAATACCATGTAACGGTACGGATATTTTCAAGTTCTGCTTCGGTCAAGAAGGTGTCGATACAACCCTTACCCTCCCTACAGGAATGACTGTTGGTGGCAAAGGTAAGTTGAAAGGAAAATCTTACTCATCTGTCCAAAAAGCCATCTATTTAGGTCTATTGGTTCTTGATGAGACAGAGACAAAGGTTCTCTATATCAAGAAGGTTAAATTCATGGCAGAAGCAACGTTTGACGGTTCAAACAAGCCTTTCGTTGTAACGCTAACAGGTAGTATCTCTGCAGGTGCTGACGCAGACGCATTCGGCATCTTAGAGCCATCGGTATAGAATAACAGGCTCATTCATAATAAAGTCAAGGGGCGGTGGTGAAATAATGTCACCGCTGTCCCTTTTTAAATTCAAAACAGTAGATAAAGCGACATATATATGGGAAAGACGAAAGAACCTGTTGTAAACCAGCCTACTTTAGAAGAACAGAGGCAGTATAAATCACTCGAGGACAACACCCCCACAGAAATAACCATTCCGCGAACAAAGAAAAAATATCTTATCCGCTGGCTCAAGCATTGTCAGCTTGAATACCTAACAAAACTCCTTATACGCAAGAAGAAGAAGGATAACGAAGATATAGCAGAAGACGACATAAGCATGTTGGATATTCTTACCAGCGACGCAAAGCTGTCATGCAAAGCGGCCGCAATCTATACACTGAACGGCTTATTCAAGTTGCATTTTTGCTATTGGTTTCGTTGGCGATGGTTCTATTATATTAGACAATACGACGATATACAGCTACGGCCTATTCTTGCGGAGGGTAAAAAAAAAGTACCGCTGATGCAGTTCTTCACAGCTACCACGTCCTTGATAGGGGCAAAGGATACGCTTCTGCAAATGACGATGATGGAAGCAGAACATATCCTTCAAGGACTAAGTACGGAGCAGCCTTCGCAAACGCAAAGCACAGAGAATTTCTCCTCCGAACAAGATACTTCTTCTTCGGACTGATACCTGTAAAAATGTATGAGTATAGGACGGTTTATACCATAGCACAACTTGAATTGATGAATATAGACGCTCCGCTTACTTGCTACAAAGCCAAAGAAAGGGATAAAAACACACCTCCAACGGCAGAGGAACTTAACCAAACTGTGAGAGATTGGAAAGAAAGAAAATCAAAGCGAAAGTGGAAAATGCAAGACCTCTTAAAGCAGGCAATAGGAGTTAAAAAGGATAACAGCGCACAAATAGAAAAGGAATAAATTATGGCAAGTGATAAGGTTTTAAAATTTCAGGTGGCAATTCAAGATAATGCTACAAAAGGGCTTGAAGAGATAGAAAAGAAGTTTCTTGGATTAAGTAATCAAGCGGTTACGGTCGTTGGGAACATCAACAACGAACTAAAAAAGATTGGTGGCGTCTCTTTTAACATGCCAGACTTGGCAAAGACGATTGGCCAGTTAAACAGTTTACAAGATTCCATTTCGAAAAAGAATGTTGGGGATATTCCCATATTCAAGAACACCTTGGAGCAAATGCAACAGCTCCAAAACTTTATTGGCAAAAATACCTTAACAGGAGAGTTGGATCGTATTAAAAAGTCTATCAATGGAGTGTTTGCTGAAATTCCAAATGTGAGCGCCAGTTCCTTTACGAGCTATTTCAATCAATTAAATAAAGCTTATAACGACTTCCTCTCCAAAATGGGGAATAACAGAACTCTTCCAAAAGATGTTTCTGACATAGGAGGCAGGATAAGTGCAATGGGAGGGTTAGCTGGCAATAACTCCTTGCTAAGAGAGTATCAAGCGCAAGCTGAACAGATAAAAGCAACAATCCTAAATACTATTAATGAAGTCCGCAACTCCATTGAAGCAACGAAGACATTACTTTCCTCAAAAGCCCTTGATTTTGGGAAAATAAGCACCAATATAGACAACACCGCAGAGTCTCTCAATAAGCTTTCAGAAGCTTTCACTCGTTTTAATGGCACTATAGGTGGCGACAAGAATCTGCTCAACATGATGGCAGGCATGGGCGAAATTATTCGCAATGTCAAGTTTTCCATGAACCAACTTGAGGAAGGTAACAAAAGTTTACAACTCTCAAAGAGCATGCAAGACTTTGCCAAAAGTATCAATGACGCTCAAGTACAAATGGTAAAACTTGAGGAGATACATGACAGGTTGGCCAGAACGGCTGGTAAAGGGCTTGATAAATTAGGGGTGGATGCCACCTCTGCTATCCGTCAGCGACAAGTTGAAATGACCTCAATATTTACTAATCTTCAACAGATAGCCAGCAATGGAGGCGTCCACCCCGTGACAGGACTTACCACCTCTCAATATATGGGTAGCGCAGAAGTGCAGATTGCATTAATAAGAGCAAAGCGTGAGGAGGCAGATGTTAGAAAGAAAGTAGAAGAGGTAATAAAACAAGAGGAACAGGCTGAAAAGCAAAATGGTGCGGCAAAACAACAGTCTATAGGGATTACAGCGAAGTTATCCCAAGAGGAAAATAGACTTTCTCAGGCCATTCAGCAAAGCACGAGCAGCGCACACGGACAATCGCAGGTTTTGTCTGATTTGAAAAGCATGGCTTTCCAATACTTGTCAATCTATGGTGTTCAAAACTTTGTAACCAACATGGCGCAGATTACGGGAGAATTGCAGTTGCAGGCAAAATCTCTTGAAGTAATCTTAAATAATGCCTCTGCCGCCAAACAAATGTATGGAGAAATCCGAGATTTGTCCCAGATGTCTCCTTACACATTCGAGGACTTGCTGAAATCCCACAGGCAATTGGCAGCGTTTGGTATTGAGCCGAAAGACATGTTCCCTACTATGAAGTCGCTCGCGGATATTGGTGCGGGTCTTGATGTTGACATCTCTCGACTTATCCTTGCTTTTGGTCACACGAGGTCTTATGGTTATCTTTCTGGTATTCAGAATAGACAATTTGAGAACGCAGGTATTGACATGATTGGTGGTCTTGCTGCTAAGTATAACGAGTTGGCTGATGCAGAAAAACGAGCAGGACGTGAAGCAAACTATGTTACCCGCGCAGACATATTTAAACGAATGAGGGCGAGGAGTATTCCGTTTGAAGACGTACAAGACGTTGTGCTTGACCTTGACAGACCAGGTGGAAAGTTTTATAACATGCAGATACGTCAGTTTGAGACACTTGGAGGTAAGTTAAGAAACCTACGTAACAACTACCGCATTATGATGTCTGAACTTGGCAATAGCAATCAGGGTTTTTTAATGGGTTCTGTAAATATCATCAATAACCTTACAGAGCATTGGGAGAAATATGTCCGCGTCATTAAAGGTGTGGCCTTGGCCTATGCCTCCTTGAAATTAGCGGGCTTAGCCTCAAACAA